CAACTAAGGAGCAAAAGTGCCTACAACGATCATCACTGGCCGCGATCTCACCTTGACGATCGCCAGCACAAACTACGATGCACAAGCCACATCAGCTGTGCTATCTAACTCACCAACAATCGAGACTTATCAAACACTTGACGGCAAGGCTTACAAGCACATTGACGATCAGTGGACATTTGATGTGTCAATGCTCGCAGACTGGGGCGCATCGGGATCGCTGTGCGAGGCGCTATGGTCAGCAACCGAATCAGCACCAAACACAACCCTTGCGGCATCACTTACAGCTGCAAGCGGCGCAGTCTTTGCCTTCAATGTCTTGCCAGTATTCCCAGCAGTGGGCGGCACAGCACCGGATGCACAGACAGTTGATCTATCATTCACAGTTGTCGGAACACCATCCGAGACATTCAGTTAAGAATAACGAACGGGAGCAAAAATGAAGTTACCAATAACAATTACATATAACTCAGGCGAGGTTGCCACCTATGTGGCAGCCCCACCGGAGTGGGTGAAGTGGGAGAAGCAAACGGGCAACATCATCAGCCAAGCACAAGAAAAAATTGGCATTGCTGATCTTGTATTTCTTGCTTATCACGCCATGAGGCGTGAATCAGCTGGGAAGCCTGTAAAGCCCATCGATGTCTGGACTGAAACAGTTGCAAATGTCGAAGTAGGCGATGCAGACCCAAAAGCCATCCAGTCGGAAGCTTAAGCCGCACAATTCTTGAATTGTCAATCGCAACTGGGTTGCCTAGTAGCGAATTTGATAGTGCGGAAAGCGTATTGACTGCATTAGAAATTTTGGAGAGGCGGGCAAATGGCAAGTGAAGGGATCAGCTATGACAAGGCTGAACTACGCGCCATTGCTCGCAGCTTCAAGGCAATGGATGAGGAAGCACTTAACCAAGCCAAAGCCAAATCAAATGCACTTGCTGAATTTGTATCGGGTAAGGTTAAAGGTGCAGCACGACAAATCCAATCCATCCCAAAAGTTGCAACTAGAATCGCTGAAGGTTCAAAAGTTTCTAAATCATCCAAGTTCGGTGAGATCAGTTACGGATTCGCGGCGCAAAAATTCAGCGGTGGTGCAACCACACGCGATTTGTGGGGCGGGGCAGAATTTGGCTCGAATAAGTATAAGCAGTTCCCAGTGTGGAGTGGTCGTGAGGGTCGCGGTTCGCGTGGATGGTGGATTTATCCAACTTTGCGCAGCGTACAGCCTGAGATCATCAAGCAATGGGAGCAAGGATTTTCTGAGATAGTTAAGAGGTTCGATTAATGGCTGGCAGTAGAACACTCAAGCTGACGATTCTTGGTGATGTCGATAACCTCAACAAATCGCTGAAGCAAGCCGATAACGATGTCAATTCTTTTGGCGATAAGGTCACAAAAGTTGGCAAAGTGGTTGGTGCTGCCTTTGTCGCGGCCGCAGCTGCGGCTGGCGCTTACGCCGTCAAGATCGGCATTGATGGGGTCAAAGCGGCCATCGATGATGAGAAGGCACAAACCCAGTTAGCACTGGCGCTCAAAAACGCAACGGGCGCAACTGATGATGCTATTGCCGCCACTGAAAAATTCATTTTGCAGACATCTCTTGCAACTGGCGTGGCTGATGACAAACTGCGCCCAGCGCTGCAACGCCTAGCGCTATCCACTCAGGATGTCACCAAAGCGCAAGATTTGCTCAAGGTGGCTTTGGATGTTGCCACAGCTACAGGCAAGCCGCTAGAAACAGTCGCAAACGCCTTAGGCAAGGCTTATGACGGCAATACAGCCGCACTTGGCAAATTGGGCTTAGGGCTTACATCCGCCGAGCTGAAAACCATGTCATTCACTCAAGTGCAGGACAAACTCACCAGCTTATTTGGCGGCGCAGCTGCGGCAAATGCCGAGACATATAGCGGCCGCATCGCTCGGATGCAGGTGGCTTTTGATGAAGTCAAAGAAACCATCGGATTTGCCCTATTGCCTATTTTGGAAAAGTTATTTCAGTTCATCAATCAAGTCGCTGCACCAGCGCTTGAAATACTCAACAAAGGCTTTGATTTCAATGCCGGATTAGGCGCGTCATTCACGCGCATTGTCAATGTGCTGAAAAGTATTTTCATCCCAGTGTGGGAATCGATCGTCTATAACTTCAACAAATTTAAGGCAATCATCGAGGACAATCGTGATGAATTCGAGAAGTTCGGGGCAATCATTGAAAAGTATGTTGCGCCGGTCATCGGCACAGTTCTTGGTGCAGCCATCCGCACAGTCGGTGACATCGCTGGCACAACGCTCAACATCATTGGCAAAATTGCTGGTTTTATTGCAGATGTCGTGGAAACAGCAGTCAAGGGAATCAATGTGCTTATTCGCGCATATAACTCAATCCCAGTGCTTCCAAACATCCCAACTATCCCAGTCACTAGCGTGCCAAGCGTGACAGTGCCAAGTGTTCCAACAACATCTGCGCCTAAGATTTCAACGCCATCGATCAGCGCTCCATCAATTTCAGGTGGTGGCGGTGGCGGTGGCATTTCATCAGCTGCCGCATCGGGCAGTTCCGCAGCTGCCGCAGCTTCCAGTTATGCATCGCCAACAATGACTTACAATCCTTTAACTGGCCAAGCATCAACTACGCCGTACAACCCACTCAGCGGCATGGTGACAGTTGCACCAACAATCAATATCGGCGTGGCTGGCGATCCTGAAGGCGTTGCGCGCACAGTCGTTGATGTATTGAATCGCTCATACGGCAGGGGCGCGCTAGGGGCTGCCGCGCTAGTTCTATGACCCAATGGACACCAGCTTGGCAGCTGACAATTAATGGGGTCGATTATACCGATTTAACGCTGGCCAATTTGACGATAGTTTCAGGCCGTACCGATATTTACAGCCAACCGCGTGCTGGATATGCCACCATTGAAATCATCAATTTGTCGCTCACACCAATCACCATCGATGTCAATGACGGACTTACAATCAAGGTGCGCAATTCATCAAATGTTTATGTGCCTATATTTGGGGGCTTCATTACCGATTCAATGGTCGAGGTAACAACCAGCGGCACAGGCGGCATCAATGAAGCAATTAGGATCACTGCTCTTGGTGCATTGTCTAAGTTACCAAAGATTTTGACCGATGGCGTGCTATCAAAAGATTATGACGGGAATCAGATTTATTCGTTGCTTTCGGGCGCGCTATCTAATAGTTGGACTGAAGTTCCAGCAGCTACTCAATGGAATACATATAACGCCACAACTACATGGGCAAATGCTGAGAGTTCTGGACTTGGTGAGATTGATACACCTGGAGATTATGAGCTGATGGCTCGCACAGCTTCAGTAACCGATATGTATTCGCTAGTAAGCGGATTGGCCACATCGGGGCTTGGCTATCTTTATGAGGATGCCGAAGGTCGCATCGGCTACGCCGACAGCACCCATCGCAGCCAATACCTTGCTACAAATGGCTATACCAGCGTGACCGGTAACCAAGCATTAACTCAAGGGATTCGCACCATTCGCCGTCTAGGAGACTTGCGCAATAGCGTGTCAATCGTGTGGCGATCCGGTACAAATTCAGCGGTGGATGCAACATCAATCGAGCAATATGGCCAACAAGGTGAAGTCATTACAACTACACTACACAATTCAGCTGATGCCACAACACAAGCCAATTTTTATCTAGGGATTCGCGCATGGCCGCAAGATGTCTTTGATTCAATTACTTTCAGCTTAGGCAATCCTGAAATTGATGACAGCGACCGCAATGCGCTCATTGGCGTATTTATGGGCTTACCGATTGACATAACAGATTTGCCGACCAATATGGTCAATGGTCGCTTTCAAGGATTTGTCGAGGGCTGGATTTTCAGGGCTGGTTACAACCGCCTTGATCTCACACTGAATGTCTCACCTACTGCCTTCAGTTTGCAATCGATGCAATGGGATGATGTGAGTGTCAGTGAGACTTGGAACACCTTAAGCACTACACTGGACTGGAATGAAGCCACAATCGTGGCATAAGGAGCATATATGGCAACGACCACAACCAACTTTGGATGGACTATTCCATCCGATACAGATTTGGTCAAGGATGGCGCAGCTGCAATGCGCACACTTGGCAACAACATTGACACATCAATGGTTGATCTCAAAGGTGGCACAACTGGCCAAGTGTTATCCAAAAATAGTAACACTGATATGGATTTTACTTGGGTTGCAGTTGATCCATTAACAATTCTTGATGCCAAAGGCGATTTGATTACTGCAACAGCAGCTGATACGCCGGCAAGATTAGCAGTTGGCACAAATGGACAAGTTTTAACTGCCGATTCAACAACTGCGACTGGCTTGAAATGGGCGGCTGCCGCTGGTGGTGGAAAAGTGTTGCAAGTCGTTGGAGCCACATACGCAACATCCACATCAAATTCAACAACAACCGAAGCAGATACTGGTCTGACAGTGAGCATCACGCCAACAGCATCAACTAGTAAAGTTTTGGTTTTGGTCAATCAATCATCGATTTACAAAACCGCTGGCAATGTGAACAATGAAATCGAGCTGAAACTCTATCGTGGTGCGACCTCTTTGGCTTTATCAAGAGGCTTATTTACCGGTACATTATTAGACTTAAACATCGGTTCAATCTCTTATGGATATTTGGACTCACCAGCGACAACTTCATCCACTACTTACAAAACAACTTTTAAGAATACAAACGCATCTGCGACAGTATATGTGCAAAAAGATAACTCAACCTCAACAATAGTTGTAATGGAAATAGGTGCATAATGATTAATGGTGGAGAAGTTTTGTCAATGCTTATTCCGCAAGGCGGCTGGATTATTTCAGGCGATCAATATGAAGGAATAACATGGGTCGATGAATCTGTCAAAATCACAAAAAAAGAATTTACTGATGGATTTGCAGCTTATCCGGCATGGAAAGCCAAGCAAGAAGCTGAAGCAGCTGCGGCAAAGCAAGCAATTTTGGATCGTTTAGGCATAACCATTGATGATGTTAAATTACTATTGTCATGACATATCCTCTAGGCACAGCAGCACTTGCAATCGACATCGCACATGGCGAGGTTGGTTATGTCGAAGTACCGGATAACTTGACCAAATATGGCGAATTCACAAAAGCCAACGGGCTGGCTTGGTGCGGCTCATTCTGTAATTGGGTATTAGCACAAGCTGGTGTCAAGGTTCATTCGGTCGTTGGCACAGCTGTGGGCGCTCATAAATTCAAAGAAATTGCACGCTGGCACACAAAGCCTGAACTGGGCGATTTAGCCTTTATGGACTTCCCGCATGATGGCGTAGATCGCATCAGTCATGTCGGGATAGTCGTGGGCATCGATGGCTCAACCATTACGACCATCGAAGGCAACACATCCGGCACAGGCGATCAACGCAATGGCGGCATGGTCATGGTCAAGCAGCGCACAGATGGCAAAGAGATCGTGGGCTATGGTCGGCCAAAATATGTGCCATATAAGGGTGAATACCCAATCATCGAAGCAGCTAAGGCTTCTCCAAAGAAATCCAAATTCAAGAAGGAGACAAAGAAATGAAAAACGCCAAAGCAATGCTCGCATCATGGGCACGATCATTTTTAGCAGCTGCAATCGCAGTTTATTTGGCTGGGGTAACTGATCCAAAAGCAATCGCATCAGCTGGTGTCGCAGCTGTATTGCCGGTTATTTTGCGCTGGTTAAATCCCAACGATTCAGCTTTCGGTGTCAAGGGGAAGTGACCCGAAAATCACGCTGGGCAGCCCTAATCTTATGCCTTTCTGTAGGGCTGTCTGGCTGTGGTAAATATGATGGATGGGTCAGGTATCCCTGCCAAGAATACGAAAATTGGCAAAAGCCTGAATGTAATCCGCCGGAGTGTGTTGCTACGGGAGTCTGCACTCAAGACTTATATGGAGATGCTTACAGTGCGACAAAAACGCCCTAGATTAACCAATGAACAGCTCAAAGCCCGCCTCATCGTATTCATCGGCATATGCCTTGCGCTGGTATTTGCCATGTCGGTACTTGGAATGTTGTATGCATTGATATTTGTTACCCAGCCAATCGGGGCACAAGCGCCCAACGAT